ACTGTTTCTTTACAAACTTCTGAAGTGGCCTGTGACGTACTTTACAACTAGTTGGGAAATACAACATGGCCATTGGTTCGTCCTTTTTGAAATGATAGGTCGCATCTCTCTTATCAAAAAATGTAAGTACATTTAATCCAAGTCCCCTTGTGTTGGAATGAAGTTTAACGACGCCCGGACAAACTTGATATGGTTGTTCCTTATAATATATAGGATCCATGAATATTAATTGGGCATCACCAGCCATAAGAAATGGCAATTCAAATTTGAAGACAAACTTATCTATATGAGATACCATTTGTTCGCTATTATGAGATACTAATTTTAATATTTCTTGAGAGCTTGGTACCTTCCAAGTGAACCCACCATCAGCAGTAGTTTCAACTAATATATCACATGGAAATTTAATTAGATAAGCATTAGCAAATAGGTCTCTAAAACCAGGACATGCTTTTACAGTAGTGAAAGCTTCAGCTTGCAATTTTTGTTGTTGAGTAAGACTAGACCAATAGTCTTTAACAGTGTTGAAGCCCCTTAGATAGAAAGACATGTCCTTCCACCATTGGGGCTTCTTTTTACTGCAAGGCGAGACTACTTCTTCAAAATCAATATCGTAGTCTTCGATATAATCATAATAAAATTTCACAATCTACATGTAGCCTTGGTTGGCCCTTTCAATAATATATTCCTTAACCATAGAACTTCTTACTATATCATTTGTGTAGAATTCTATAGGATCAAAGTTATTCATCTTAGTAATAATTTTCATGAAGCTTAGCAAATCATCTTTTTCTCTAGTAACAAAATCTGATTGTCTAAAATCTCCAGAGAATATGAGTTGAATATTCTCTCCCATTCTCGTAATTACTGAATCTAATTCATGAAAGTTCATGTTTTGACATTCATCAACTAACACAATACAATTATTTAAAGTGGTTCCTCTAATATAGGATGTGGAAATAAATTCTATAATTCCTTTAGCCCGTAAGATATCGTATGCATCTCCTCGGCCAAATAATTCAGAGCAAATTGCTTTATATGGAAGTTCGTATACTTTTGTTTTTTCTGTAACTGATCCTGGGAGGAAACCCATATCTCTTGTTGGAACTACAGATCTTACAATAACTAACTTATGCCTGTCCTCAAATCCGTCTAAAACATCTTTAAGAGCTAAATACATAGATAAAAATGTTTTGCCTGTTCCGGCCATACCATGTAGGAGCAAGTTTTGGCCGTGTAGATAACTATCTACCGCTCTTTCTTGAGCATTTGTTCGTGGTTCTATATTTCGTATGCGCAATTTAGAATTTTGTTTTACTCTACCTTTTGCCTTTCTTTGTCTTTTGTTAAGCTTAAGTACATTTTCAAAATCATCATAATCATAATCCAAGATTGCAGACTTGGCAGGCATGATTGAGCTCCTTATTTACTGGCTTGGTGTTTTTTCCTCCACTTATCAACGGCTTCCCGTGTTTTTGCAGCCTTCCCTCCTTTGTCTCCATACTTCGAAGCATGCGGAGAAGTCGGATGTGCTTCAGCAATCCGTTGCATATTTTCATTCCACCCGGCGTCGTTCTTAATTGAACCATGACCGCCGATTATATTAACTTGAGTTATAATTGATTTTACGTGTGGATGATCGTCTAAGAAAGCTAGTTTCTCATCGTATGACATTACCTCATCCCATTGATGATCGGTATGTGTATTAACAAACGTGTATGTTGGCATCATCATCTCATTTTTATTTATACGGAAGACCACCTAGCCAGCCCACTATACTTATTCTTTCACCACGAATTATAGGTGTAACCCTATGCATAATATATGATGGGAAGAATAACAAGGATCCTACCGTTAGTTTATCTAATGTTAATATCTGCTGTTGAGTAAATATCTCGAAGTCACCACCTTCTTCGGCATTCTGAAGGATTAATGAGAATGATATTTTCCTTAGTGATAATCTACCAGCTCCCATATCCATATGCCATTCATAATGGTGGTTATCTTCTCCTCTATAACGAGTATACTGCAATGGCTCGTTAAATCCTGGTAGTTCGCATCTCCATCGAAATGAATTTGCTTCTTGCGCTGCATGACCAACCTTTTCATAGAACCATCTATTTCCTGGATTAGGTCTAAGCCAATTGACATCGCATTCCCGTACAGCATGATCTATTGCAGCTTTGTCACCGTCTTTTCTAACAGTGGCTGGTTCATAATCAGGTAAAGCTAATTCAAAATTCTTAATTGCTTCTATTTCATCATCGCCAAAAATATCATAGGTACAATGAGTAGCCCAATCAGTTAAATAAGGAGCTCCAATTGGAAACCTAGCCGCGACATCAGTGGTCATATAATGATTGTCACTCAATACTTCCACTTAAAGCCTCCTCAAAATCTGAATAAAACATACCACGTATATTCTTTGGCTTTAGATATATGAAATCAAAAACTCCAGCTGGAAATACAAAGGTGAACTTAACATCTGGATTTTTATCAGCTACATATTCCAGATATCGAGTTCTACCATTAGAGTCATGTACAGTTGCTCTTGTTTCAGGAGTATAATTTTCAGTACCATCATACATATTAGATATAGATTGATTCCCTTTAACTAAGAAATCAAAACCCAATCCATAGATACTTTTATGGCCTTTCTTAATAGCTTCTAGAACGGCATTAATACCAGCATTAGATCTTGGTTTACCAGGATTGCATTCTGCTGGTTCCCACCTTTCTTCCATTGGAGGAAATAGGCATTGCTCCTCTGGGAAATCTGATTTAGTTATCTCTTCAATAATGCCATCATCAATAGCAACCAAATAGTCAGGTGTAAAGTCTCGGTATAAAGCATTACATCCGTAGATGATCCCGTTATCGTTGAGCTTACTAAGTTCGAAATCAGATCTTGAAGTTCCATTACCTATAACAAAAGCTGGTAGAAATTCGTACATTAGTCTACAAACCCTTCACCTCGTCTCCAATGATTAAATCGATGACAGAAGACAGCCCATAATAAATGTGATAACGTATCAGATTTGTACGTACCACTCTTAACTTTTAGCTCATACATTACCAGTCTGCCGCAAGCTTTGGAAACGCATCTTGAACTAAAGCTTTAGTAATACCTTTATAGGGCATCTTCTTCTTTTTAATAGCGTTGATTAGCTTTGCGTCATCTGGATCGAGTGACTCTAGAAACTCAATGAAGAGTTGCTCCCGTTTAAGTTGACGGAGGCTATGATACTCTACACTCTCTACAAAGATATGTAGTTTCCTATGGTCAGCTATTAATACTGACTGACAGTCCATACTCTTTTTATTTGGTTCAAAGGGAGGGTCTTCTTGTGGAACTAACCACTTAATTTTAGGATCAAAGCAGAAACCTAATACTGCTTTCAATGCCTGAGAACTATGATCCTGAAGAAATTTTAGACGTCCATAACGTTTATCAATCTTACTACATTCTTCAAGAAGTTCCGCGATACCATGTACCATTCAAAACTCCTGTATATTATCCATTAAGTTTTTCAATTTGTTCTTGACAAAATAATTTAATAGCAGTGACCGGCTATTACATTCATATTTATTAAACATCTCGACTGCTTTCGTCTTAATAGCTTCTGGGGTATAGTCGAGATCGACGAGTTGTTGGTTTCTACGAAAGCCTCGTAACATGCGTTCATTACAAAATTCCTCTGGTTTCTTTCCATTCCAGGAATCGATTTTCTTTATTCCCAATGGTTTTTGGCGTTTGCCATTTACAAAACAATCATCATCTGATAGAAAGTTAGGTACACCATCTCCACGATCCCCACGCATAATATGTTCATTGATATACCTAGCAGGGTTTGAACAACGTAGGAACTTCTTTTGAATTGGAGAAAACTGATCTACATTAGCATACTTCTGAAGCTGCATAAAGTCTTTATCCGAAGATAGAATAAGGATCTTCTCTGGATCAGCTCCATTAATACCTAAGTGACCATACTCATGACAAAGTGCGCCAATAAGATCATCGGCTTCTGCACCTTCAACTTGAAGAACCTTATATGGAAATGTAGTCTTTAGCTCATCCCTTATCTTATTAAGGACTTCAAATATCATATGCCAGTCTAGATCTGATTTTTCACGATCTTTTTTACGACCAGCTTTATAATAAGGAAATACTTCTTTGCGCCAATAATGACGATCATCACAGCAGATTACAAGCTCGTTATATTCCTCGCCGAACTTGTTTCTATAGAACCGTAATGTATTAAGAACTTGATGGCGAATAAGTCCTTCATTCAAGGAGCCATCAAAGTGTCGGCTATTAATCGTAACCATGAGGTTACTAATCATAACCTGATTTAGATCTACGAGTATCATATCACTATCCACTTATTCATTTTATTATTCTATTATATAACAGAATAAGTTAACTGTAAACGTCTATGATACTATATCGGGGTCATCGTCTGGAAAGAAAATCTCATCAACTTCTTCCGCAAATTGTTCAATAATATCTTTGATATGCGGAGTAAATGGATGTTCTTCGCCGACAGAATTATACAAACAAGATCTAAGAGACTCCATCACATAACTGAATTGCGCTATGAATTCTTTGTTCTCACACGCAAAACCATGTAACCGAATTTTACGATATACCTGGTGGCTAAAGTTATCTACAACTTCATCACAGAACTGTCGTTTCTTTTCGGATAAGTTTTCTTGGAGTTCTTCCGGAGGAGGTCTACGTACGACCTGCTCCCTTGGAAACTCGACGACATTATTTGCCTTTGCTAATTCCGTCATTATTTTTCTACCCGTAGGAGTATCATATTATTATTTATACGCTGACGAGGTGCGCTACCTTTGGTGGATAATCCATCCATAAGTTTCTTAAGATCTCGCTTACCACCTTTGAGGACGGTTTGCAGAGTCTCTTCAGGTTTTCGAAGCTTCTTCTTTTCTGAAGCACTACTCCATTCTTCAATTGTAGTACCCTTGATACAAAGGCCCGGTCCAGGAGTGATCGCTCGATACACACCAAGTTCTCGATACTTAGTATCAAAGACCCATAAGGCCTGTGCACCGATGATTTCCGTAGGGCTTATTGACGCGAGCTTAAATTCGTCGTCAGTCTCTTTAAACTTGACGCCCTTGACCTGCTTTTCTAGAGTCACGGGTTTCTTGGCTCTTGTCTTCTTAGCCTTCTTGGTATTATCACCAAAGCGATCTAGATCAGCCATAAAGTCAGTCATAAATTTGAGATACCGCTTTTTAGCTGAAGCATTGAGATGAGAATAACCCTCATTCAATTGATCATCTGTACCGGCTACCATCTCCTTAACCTCTTCAAAAAGGTTTACGTATGAAGATTTAATAGCTGATACGTGACCTGCCTTTACGTCATTTTTGCCCAACCATTCATACATATCAAATGGCATTTTATAATTAGACTCAGACATCTGGTCATGGATCTCTTCAAGCTCACCGATCTTATCATTAACAATAATCTTGGTTCGCTCTTGGATAGTGAGGGTTGGCTTTTTAGCCTTTGCTTCTTCGGCTTTGGTCTCAACAATGGCCTTGGCTTCCTCTAACAAGCCTTTAATTTGCTCGTCAAAAAAGTCCTGGCTCGATTTTAGAACCTTACATCCATTGTTATGGAGATGACAGACAGTAGACATGCCAGCTGTAAACTTCCAATCAGGAAGCTTGTTCAGTAGCTTGGTCTTGGCCTTATCCTTTTTGAAAAACGCACGGACAGTCTTGGCATGTTGTTTCGCATTATGGAAATAGTTATACCAACCATAAGCCCGATGCATCATATTCTGATCAGGTTCAGTGTCACCCCAATCAGGTTCACTGCCCATATATCTCTCATCAAGAGTCTTAGCCTTCGCACGATCGCGCTTAGGCTTCCTCTTAACTTTAATGTTGCTAATATTTCTAGCCATTTGATTTCCTTAGCCAAGGTGGAGTCTCAGTACCGAACCGCGGAGAGTTGGCACCAAAGTCCGAGGGAAACTTCCCCGAATATCTCGAGACGTACGCAGTGCGGCCGCCTTTACGAGGAGAGTGGTTTACATTGCCAGACCGAGCCGGAGCTCCGGACTTAGCAGAGGTTATGACACCGAACGATTTAGTATACATTATGCCACCTCCTGGAACAATTCGTCGAGGAAGGGGTTGGAAGGAAGCTCCAAGAAACCGAAGCTATCTACCACCGAAGCGATCCCGGCTTCGTCGACGACGATATCGCCAACTGAAACACTGTACATCGGAGCCAACCGCTCGATGTTCTCTTCCGGACCCATGTTACCGATGTGGAACACACCTTCCAAAGAGTCAGCCTCAATGTTTGAGACGTGGCTGTAAAGATATGCAGCGGTCTCTACGTCGTTGATGCGCTTGGCACCATTGTCGTCGCCAAATGGCATGGTTACTGCCAGCTTATGCTGATAGTAGGCTGGGACCTCGTTAGAGGAGTTGATCTCGTCGACCTGATCGTCGGTAAGATGGATTTGGTAGAGTTTGTATTTCATAGTTTGCTTCCTTGTTATCATCCTATATATAGATTCTACCACAAAAAGAAGCAAATGTAAACAAAAAAGTGCACAAGAAAATCCAATGAAAACAATGGCTTGTGAAAAACTTTGTATTTTTTTTATAAGCCATTGAAAACATTGGATATTATTTTTCCCTTATAAATCAATTACTTAGACAAAATTGCCTCAAGTAGACCTCTCCATTCGGCCGCTCGTCCATCCCAGTTGTAGAAATTATCAGCATACATCTTCTGAAATTTTAGTTTCTGCTGATGCTGCTCGTCCCAATAAGCCTCAATGGCCATTCTCAGTACGAATGCAAAATGGTTACAGTGGACCTCTGGATCTTCATACATCGGATATGCCAGTCCAAACCCGGCCGTTGTCTCAGGGAGAGCGGCTAGAGTTGAATGGACTATAGCACATCCAGCTGACATGGCTTCCATAGCTGCAATACAGGAAGTCTCTTGCCAGATTGATGGGAACCCAAAGATATGAGCATCCTCTAGAGCTCGACGTACAACGTCATTTGATTGAACTCCATGGTATGTCATATTTGGATGAGCTTTAATACGATCAAAGAGTGGCTCGTATGGCTTGTTCCTATTTGCCCATCCGTATATCTCAAAACCAGAGTACACATCGAGGTGGATCTCTTGTTCCATTTCCGTTGCGAGGTGTTCAACGGCTGGCACTAAGAGTTCCAAGCCTCGATGTGGCGTGGTATGGTATATGATATTGATCCTATCCCGCGGTTTTTCATGTCCAGGTATTGGTTCAATAGCATTCTTCATCACCACGCTATTAGTGTATGGCAAGTTATGCAAAATATGATATGTTGTCCATTGCCAGTTAGAAACAAATACAAGCTTCGCGAATTTATCACGCTGCTGTAGACCCTTTTCAGCTTCTGGATCACTAGCTAAATCATGTAGCCAATAGATGTTAGGCTTATCTGGAGATACATCTCGAACTCTAGAACAAATAAGGTTAACTTCATCTAAGAGAGAAGCAGGGAGTCTATCAATCAACCCCTGCTTCATCATCTCAGTCCCACCCTTAGCTCCTACGACATCTCCATCGTTGTTCACTGCTCCAAAGGAAAAGTCCTTGGCTCTTTCCAAGGACTCTTGATTAGTTACTTTCAGCGGCATTGACCCCTCGCCCTTTCCATACATACGGTGCAGGAGTATTTGCAACCGACATATCTACAATACTACGTAAATGGAACGAACGCCAACCATTATTTTCTAAATCATATACTGGAATTGGTCCATGCATTCCAGGCCGGTCATTACCGCCACCTGAAGCTTTTGTATAGCTATCTGGAATTTGATCTTCAACAAGAGTACATTTCATTACTCTCGTCTCACCATTCATTTTGATAAATCGGACTATGACTTCATCGAATTCTTTGAGAATATCAATTACTTCTTCCCGTGTTAATTCGCCATTGTCCGTCGATTCTACAGGCTGTTCCATTTTCTACCTCGCTCTCAAATGGTTTGCATTCACCTTCTGAATAGAAGTCTTCCCAAACAAAATCATTACGCATCTGTTTCAATTTTTCGCGATGGAACTTCTTTGTTTGATAGTCTGGATATACCACTACAGTCTCGGTACTTCTGCAAGAAATTAATTTACAGAAGACCGGAGACGCAATAGCACCAACTATGGTAAAAGGATCAAGTGCCTTTGCTGGTTGACTTGCCAAACTCAAGCTCATGCAAAGCCCGAGCATTATCGCTGTCGTCTTTATTCGACTTTTCGACTGCATCATCTAGCTCTCTCCATCCTTTATTAGACTTGAGTTTACTATACAGAATGCGGTCTTTACGAATACGATTCATAATAACCTTACGTGCTTCTGTATCAGAGTACTCAAGAAGAACATATACTCGATATCGATTTCCAGCTGTATAGACCTCAATCTCTTTTTGGCTATAACCGGATACATCAACATCGGCAATAAGATTCTTCATTGCCTTTTCAAGTTCGTGAGCTACAGTCATATCCCGACCTTCGCCAACTTTGGCAACATAGGATTTCATTTGACCGCGAAGCTTTGACTTGAGTCGATCCGCCAATGTGAACTTAGCATTAAGAGTGGCCGAGTCAACAGATAACTGAAGACTAGGAGATACCGAAGTACCAACTGCAAATACAGAACCTTTCTCTTCCGGCATTTTCTTAAACCAATCCGGAACCAGTTCAACCTGGCGTTTGACAACATTCCGTTCGAATTTATATTGAACGGTATCTTGAGGAGGCTTGACTTCGGAAGTAGTAACTCCGCATGCGCCAAGGCTTCCTGCAAATAGAACTAACGCACTAGTTCTTAGTAGTGACTGTTTCATTTTTCACCTCTTTCACTTCAGTTTCTGCTGGTTTTTCTTGCCAGGCAGTAACCTTTTCTCCAAGATGTTGGACGTCTTTGCCAACACCACTGATTGTGTTACCACATGCACCTAGCAATCCGGCAACAGCAATTACCATAATAATCTTAGCGTTCATTACACACCTCTTTATACGCTTGAACTCGATAGCCATCTATGAACACTGGCTTATATACCTTGTGGCATGAAGCTACTGGTCCTACATTGGCATAACGCATCCGGCCATCAAGAGGATGCGGCCAATTTCCTGTATTCTTTCGAACAATATGCCTACGTACTCGTTCAGGCATGTGTGTAATGGTATAATTTTGACGAATAGACTCTCTCTTCAGAGGTTCTATAGTAACAATCTCTTTCTTTTTCTGAGGACCTAAAGGTTCAATAGTAACCTTAGGCACAGGTTGAGCTGCAATCTTAGGTCCAACATTCTGATGTTGACCACACTTCATACTAGTTTGGCCATTGAAAACTTGAGGAGAGTTTAAGGACAAGAGCCTCTCCTTAGCTCTATCTTCTGCATGTTCGCATGCTTCATTGCGAGACATTTCAGGACCAAAGGAAAACATACCAGGCTCTTCGAATATCTTACCGTCAATTGTACCTTTGACAACTATACGACAAGCCTGTAATTCTTTTTCTTTATCTAGATCAAGAATAACTCGTTTGACCACTTCAGATTTTTCAATCTTATGTTCAAACTTTGTAGTAGCATTTTTATTGAAAGCACATTTACTTTCAGCGAATGCTCCTGGGATAAAAGCAGTAGTGGCTAGTAAGCCATAAATCAGCGGTCTCATCGCTCTGTACATCCTATCTTTTGGAGCTCTACTTTATAGCCGTCCCTAAGTAAACCATTGACTTTTTCAGGACCAGCATCAGTAATGTATTCACCCCAACGTGAAATGAAGCCTTTGCATTCTTCCATACTATCGAAATGTCTGGAAAGTACGTGTATTGTCTCTTCCTGTGGTTCGCCTTCAGGACTAAAGAGTGTGAAGGCCAGGAGAAGAGCAATACTCTTCACTATTGCACGAGGCCGTATTGTACCCTTACGCGTACTCGGTCCCCGACATTAAACTGACGCTGTACTTGGACAGTTCCGGTTTTGCCTTCGGCTTCATATGATACGTTATAACCAACAACCCTCGACTCTTGTCGATTATTGTATTTAGTAACGCATTTGTTTTGAGTGATTGTACCTGCAGGAGTACGAGTACCAGATCCTAGAACCTGATTACCAACTACTCCACCAAGAATAGCACCGCCAATAGTAGCAACTTTGTTACCACGCCGTTTGCCAATTTGATTTCCAAGTAAACCACCGGCAATTGATCCAACAATTGTACCAGGATTTACCCAATCGTTTTGACCACGATTTTCTGTATAGACAGGTACCTCTACCGGATAGCACTCGCGGTATGGTTCCTGAATAGTAACCATTCTGGTTACCGGATTGACAGCTGTCACAGTCCCTTCGGTTACGTAACTTTCAGCAAATGCTGAAGTCGTACCGAGCAGTACCGCAGCTGTAGTTAATAGAGTCTTTTTCATTATGCACCTCGCATCATTCATCTTATATTTTATTCTACCACAAACGAACCAAATTGTAAACGTTTAATTTCCCTTCTTATGAATAGAAAGAAACATTCTTACCGTAGTCGTATGCAGCTTCAGCATGGTATCCATCACGGTTGACCCAATGACAGAAGAATTGGACTACAGTATCAGGGGCCGGTTCCTTTCGCCCATGAGACTCTTGGATACCTTTATAGATAACACCATCACCAGGACGTAATTTAAACTCTTCGTCCTCTACCCATATTGACCAGATTATTTGTGTACTTACGCAAAGAGAAAAAGAGTATTCAGCCGCTGGTCTATCTTTATGAAAAGATAACTTAGCACCTTTATTGTATTGGCGCATGTAACAATAAGTTTCTACTAGCGGAATACTTGGTAAATACTCTTGTACAAACGGAGTCAACCATTGTTTATGAATAAGCATCGGAAGATACTGTCCATAGCAATCAAAGTAATCTCCAGATACTGGCTGATTATCATCAGTCTTACCAGCAACTCCTGCATCGATCATAAGCTCATGATGCTTCAATAGAAGCGGAAGATAATGTTTAGTTGATTGCCAGTCTGGTATAGCTAGCTGAGGCCCGTCATACATTCGTCTATATACTTATTCAAGTCGTCACATCCACCAATCTTCTTACCCCACATAATAACTTGGGGATAAGTAGCATATGCTCCGAACTTTTCCTCAAATTGTTCTTGTGTAAAGTCACCATGGTTCTGATTGAATACCGTAAACGGTACATCTCTTTCTGAAAGAAGCCGAATAGCTTCTTTGCAGAACCAGCAACCTTCACGCATATAAATTGCGCAGCTGGCGTATCCTTCTCCAGGACGTAGTTGACTCATTAGTCTGCTACTGCCTCCGATGACATACGAAAGATTTTGCCCGGAGAACCCCATACAGTCTTAGCTTCTACTCGGACAAAACGTTTCTTGGTTTCATTCTTATTAGGATTGGGAACAGTTAGCATGACCCGCTTACCTTGTTTCCAAGCCTTTTGTTTATCCAATAGCTTTTGAAGAGCAGTACGAGTATCTCCCAAGCCAGCTACTACATTCCGTCGCTGACCTTTAGAAGTCTGTTGTGTGCGCTGTTTTTTCTTCTTACCCATAATTAATTGGTCCTTCCACTTTCACGACTGAGCGACGATATAACCGTGCTCCAATAGTTTAATCCCCAGTTGGATCCTGATATTCACAGGTCCTATAGGAGGTGTAAGCATTCTCAATAAGTTTTTCCATCTTGTCTCGTTTTCCAAACAAAATGGATTGCCTCTCTGATCCCATCGATACGTCTCGCAATTCATCTCTACTAGCCATTGAATGTATTCCTTTTCGTCCAAACAAATCTTAACATCATCATCAAATGATCTAAAGAAATCACAGTCTTTACCTGTGACACCGTCCAATATATGTTCCGTTGGTGATTTACCCGTTGTAACAGTACTACCGACAGATATACCTGTTGTTATGTACGATACTGCAGGAGGGATCCCTAAGAGAGATGCGCATCCGGTTAATATCAAACCAAGGATAGATACCACTATGAATTTGTGCATGATCCATCTATTTATACCGCCGCATAAAGATGTCGATACCAAACATCCGGCCTTGAATATCGATCTCCATGTTGGGATACACATGATGGTCTGCCGTAGCATTAACAAATCCATAGTTTGGATATATGTGTATGACTTCAAAGTTTTCTTTCATTTTTGGTAACCATATCGAGTCCATATCTGAGTATCGACCATGGATTTCCAAAGCAAATTCTTGGACACAATCTGGAAGTTTACCTCCATGTGTGTCCAGCCAATCGAGTTCAGCACCTTCAATATCCATTTTAAGATGTGTTGGCTGTACATCTCTTATCACATTATCGATATGGACATTCCTTACCGTAGTCTGATTTGGACGTGCTCTTGCCGGTGCTACTGATCCAGAACAAGCAGATCGTGCTGAATTATTCTGGTGAAACGTAAGTTCAGGTTCGTTACTGTTTGATACAACACATTGCAGTAACCGAGACTTACTAAAGTTTTTTGTGTTCTTCGCAAGAAGAGTCATGTTATCTGGATCAGGTTCAAACCCATGATACTCAAGGGCTGGAGACTCTCCTACCATCTGAGCAAACCCACCGATATTCGCTCCAAAGTCTACGACTATAGAGTCTTCATCGAACATAAAATGAGCATAATGTTTCTGACAATCCCGAACCATATCTTGATCGACACGCCAACCCTTGCGTATCCATACATCCCGATATCGGACGTAATTATTCATCATCGTTTAGGAACCGAGAAATAGAGGTAGCAAGATTATTACGTGACGAATAACCGCCACCTACCCACTCATCATCTTCGTATTCTTTAATGTGGAATTCACCAGCCGGCTGGGAAACTCCGTCTAAAGAGAATTCACCACTCTTTTCTACTTGAACATATCTCATCGACGCATCCTCGCTATTTCTACTACGTTATCTTTCTTACGAACAGGTACCGCATTACTCTTATGCATCTGTGCAATACCAATAATCTCTGTACCTGTATAGACTTTCGGCTTTGCCTTTGCAGCCACTCCCACAGGTATCGATCCGGAAGACTTTTTTTCGTCTTTTTTCGCTTCTGGTGTGACTCCCAAGTAGTCCCAAGAGACCGGAACTCGTTCCCTAGGACCCTTAGCTACACCCATTTTCTCTAAGAACTTCTGATGTTCAGCTTCAGCAGCGACTTGGCGTTTAGTCTTTTTCTTTGCCTTACGTTTACCGTTATTATTGGTAGTATAGTAAACAGGAAGCATATGCATAGTCATTAGAACCGTACTCCAATTGGATCATAGTATACGTAAGCAGCAGCTAATACCATAGCTACAAACATTACTGTATAGAACATACGTGTAGTCATAAGTCATCTCCTTCAGATAGCCAACCGAATTCATCACGAAACTCTCTCAACGGCTGTGGGATCCACGGGCGGGGTGGATAAACCTCCAACCCTAATAACTTCAGAGCTACCGCCACAGACAATCCATGTACATGAACGTACTGTTCTAATAATCTCTTTTTCTCGCCCAAGTCTGGATGGATTTTCTGCTCCGTCATCTTGATCACTCTAAACTTTATACCCTATGCCACTGAGCTCAGTTAATAAATGCAATTCACTAAGTACTATATTGTTTATATAATGTCAAGTACTATTATACCATACAGAGTATACGTTGTAAACGATTAATGTGAGTACTTATATAAAGAAAGACTATCTTTTATATATGTAAACGTCTACTATGTCGGATATCTCTAACGGAAGAGAGCGAGCAGCCATGTACTTCGCTCCCCTTATACTGATGTTAGGATACTTATTACTATAATAATTAATGACCTTAGCGTCTGAACGACTGCCACGTCCTTGGCATTTGATATAGTATCTATCTTTTGATCCAAGGAGTTTCAATGTATTATTAAGACGCTTGCATTGGTGACGTAGATCAAGTACTGTATCACCACCCTTTGTAACACGTCGTGCTAACTTAGATGAACCCCATGGAGGAACAATACCGTTACTATAATGCACAAGGCGATCGGCAATTGAATTACTATACATTATATGATCTCCTCATCAGTGTTGCGATGAAACGTCGTCTTCTGATACAGTAGATCTCCATCAAAAGGAACGAATGCGAAGCCACGATCAGACGCGACCTTTTCAGACTCGCCCCATGATACATTACTGAACTTCCCTTCACCATGAACAGAACACTCAGTCCAAACGGTCTCTGATCTATACATTATATGATCTCCGATTCGTTACGAGCTTCCATCATCACATCCCATACAGCTTCACGTACTGCAGTATCAGTAGCTTCAGCAAATACACCGGCTACTGACGTAGCCAATACATTATCGACATAATCAAAGTCACGACCATTGTGGATCGCCGCTTTAACGACTCCTTCAACAATGATGTCTCCAGCTTTAGAGAACATACCATATGTATTACTGATATAGTCTCCGTCTGCGTCGATGAATCCGTACTCTTTAGCCATTTTAAACTCCTTCTTCATTATAGTATCATTCTACCATATAACTCCGTAAATGTCAACGATTAATTTGAAAAAAAGTGAAATAAATTACATATATGTAACCCTTAGCTGAACCCATTCGCCAAAGTTTTTTCACTTATGTAATGATATCAATGGCTTAGGCGTGCACTTTTTTGTTTACATTCATTAAGAAGTATGGTAGAATAGCTATATTGATAATGATTAAGGAGATCGATACAATGTGTTCTAAATGGACGATAGCTAAGAAAGAAAGACTCTCTAGTGGTACTCTTACTACTCGTTGGGAGTCGTTGAACTGCCGGATGGGTACCGTTACTATCCACCAGATTGGTAGTAAGTTCTTCGGACGTGATTCGAATGGTATGCTCGTAAGTCAGTTTGGTGAGAATAGCTTCGATCAGATACGTCGTACGATGGAAGCTACCTTCGTTTGGTCTGTTCGTATAGGGGAAGTCTAATGCTGAAACGTATTGCTACTCTTTTCGTTGAGACGATGTTCATGGTTACTCTATTCGCTGTTGGTTGGTTCTGTCTAGTCGTATTCTAGACTGGGCCGACTGGTGGGTTAGACGGGTCTTTCTGTTGAGATACTCGTCTCTTTCCGTCTGATGCGTCTTGTATAGCTGGTGTAGTGTCGATTGGAGCCCATGTCGGGTTCTCGATTTCTGCGTCGAGTTTTGCACGTAGACTCGCTACTGCATAGATCTCTTCACCTCGTATCGCTCCTCTCTGTACTGTCATGTCAAGTATGTTACGCATGACTACTAGATCGTTCTTTTCCATGTCGTTTTCTCCTCAGGTCAGCATCCATACGAAGGGTAGTATCCCCATCGGGATTGCATAAGTTGTTGCCAGTAGCGCTACTCTCATCGGTTCCGTATCTCCGATCCGTGATGCTGTGAACGCTGCTAACGCTACCGGTGGTGTGACCATACTCATCACTGCAAAGTACAGGACGAACATATGGCTCTCTACTGGGTCGAATCCACTCTCTATCAGGGCTGGTGCGACGAGTAACGCGACTACGATATACGCTGACGCTGTCGGCATACCCATTCCCAACACGATACACACTATCGCTGTCACGATCAACAGAAGAAGCGACGACTCTTTCGCTATCTCGACCAACCACATCGATAAGTTGAACGCGAGCCCTGTCTGATCGAGGATCGAGATGATGAATCCACACCCTGCCGCTACTACGAGTAACGCTCCGATGTCTTTTCCACTCTCTTCTAGACACCGTAACAGGGTATCTACTCCTCTCCACTTCAAACACAACGCTACCGTACATGCGATAACTGCTGCGATATCTAACGGAAAGTACGATAACGCGAGATAGATCAGGATCGCTACCGGTATCCCGTACTTCACTCCATCTCTCCAATCGACTGGTGCGCCGGGTATATCTACTCGTTCTCCTACGTAGTGGACTATCCCGAACAGTATCACGTAGCACACTAACGCTGGTATCACTGCGAATGTAGCGATCTCGGGATACGATACTCCCGTCAACTCAGCCATGATGAACGCTGCGGCACCCATTACTGGTGGGAGTATCTGTCCCATCGTCGACGCAGTCGCTTCTAACGCACACGCTTGGACTCTCGTATACCCAGCTCGTATCATCGTCGGTATAGTCACCGATCCCGTCGTAATTACGTTCGCTACTGCTGATCCAGAGAAGGAGCCGAATATCCCTGACGAGATAACAGCTACCTTCGCCGGTCCTCCCCGTGATTTACCGAATAGACGAAACGTGGTCGCGTTGATGTAGTTACCCACA